TTGTGAGTGAGTGTTGATTGTAAAAACCGAATAATAATCTACGGAGTTCAACACTCCGTTTTTTTATGCTATAATATAAATACTGGTGGATGCCTTCGGGATCCACAAAACACAAACTCGCTTTTAAAGGAGCTAAGAATCATGGGAAACCTTGCACGATATACTGCTGCGGACCTACCTGCGTTGATGGAACGCATAAATAGGAATAGCATAGGAATGGATGAATACTTCGATAGGTTGTTTAATCTCCACGAAACAACGAAGAATTATCCACCATTTAATCTAGTCACGGTCAGCGCAGTAGAATCAAGATTAGAACTTGCACTTGCAGGATTTAGAAAAGCAGAAGTAAATGTCTACACACAAGACGGAAAACTCTTTGTCGAAGGACAGAAAGAGGATACCGAATCAGAAACCACTTATGTCCACAGAGGATTGGCTCAACGATCTTTCACCAGATCTTGGACACTGGCAGAGGAAACGGAAGTTAGATCAGTTGAATTTGAGGATGGGTTGTTAAGTATTGTTCTGGGAAGAATTGTGCCAGAGCATCATCAGAAGAAAGTCTGGTTCTAAATACTTTTGGTTAAACTCCAAATATCGTCGTCGCAGAGGGGAACTGGCCAAATCCAGTTGTAACCCCTCTTTTTTTGTGCTATAATGCTCGGAGAGGTAAATTAAAAATGTCGATTAAGATTGCATTATTAAAATCGGGTGAATCGGTAATTGCTGACATCAAAGAACTGATTTCTGATGAAAAGATTTGTGGATATCTGTTCAAGAGTCCTTATATTGTAGATCTAGCATCTAATGAAGAGGTTCTTCTTTTGGAAGAAGGACAAACTCCACCAGAAGATAGAAATGTAGGAGTTAATTTTACACCTTGGATTTCTCTTACATCAGATAAGGAAATACCTGTAAGATATGACTGGTTGGTTACTGTTGTGACTCCAGTAAAAGAAATTGAAAAACTTTATGAGGAAATGATTAGTGGACAATGATGTAAATTTAATTATTTTAAATGATGGAACTATATTGATTTCTAAAATTGATAGAACTATCGCTATAGAAATTGGTGATCCTGATTATATTCTCACAAAACCTTTTGTATGTGATTCAAACGGAACATTATCTTCGTGGTTAAGTGAATTTACAATTGAAAATAAATTTAAGATTGGATCTGATAAAATAATTACAATGACAGTTCCTAAACCAGACTTGCTTAAAAACTACTTAGAAAAAATTACTTAAACTTTTTTTATTACTCATGTCGCAAAGGTTTTACACAAATGTTCAAATGGTAGGTGACCACTTTCTTGTGCGTGGGTATGAGAACGGAAGGCACTTTGCTACAAGAGAAAAGTTTTATCCTACATTATTTGTCCCTTCTAATAAAGAAACAAAATATAAAACTCTTGAGGGTGACTATGTTGAATCAATAGAACCGGGAACTGTTCGTGATTGTAGAGAGTTCATCAAGAAATATGATGGTGTCCAAAACTTTAAGGTCTATGGTAATGACCGATACATCTATCAGTATATTTCTGACATGTATCCAGAAGAAGAAGTTAAGTTTGACACTACAAAGATCAAAATATCTACGATTGATATTGAGGTAAAGACTGAGAATGGATTCCCTGATGTAGAGTCTGCCGCAGAAGAAGTTCTTCTTATTACTGTGCAGGATTATACTACCAAACAGATTCGTACTTGGGGTCAGGGGCCATTTAACAATAAGCAAGAGAACATTATCTACAAAAGTTTCAGAACAGAATATGAGTTACTGAATGACTTCATCAATTGGTGGATGATTGAAACTAATACTCCCGAAGTTGTGACTGGATGGAATAGTGAACTGTATGACATGCCTTATTTGGTGAGACGTATTGATCGCATTCTTGGTGAGAAGTTGATGAAACGACTTTCTCCTTGGGGTTTGGTGACTGAACGTGAGACTATTGTAATGGGTCGTAAACAGATTTCTTATGATGTTGGGGGTATTACGCAACTTGATTATCTGAACCTGTATAAGAAGTTCACTTATAAGGCGCAGGAATCCTATAGACTGGATTATATTGCGAGTGTAGAACTTGGGCAAAAGAAACTTGATCACTCTGAGTTTGATACTTTTAAAGATTTCTATACTAATGGGTGGCAGAAGTTTGTAGAATATAATATCATTGACGTGGAACTTGTTGACCGTATGGAAGACAAGATGAAACTGATTGAACTCGCAATTACCATGGCATACGATGCTAAGGTGAATTATAATGATGTTTTCTATCAAGTTCGTATGTGGGATGCGATCATTTACAATTATCTCAAAAAGAGAAACATTGTAATTCCACCCAAAGAACGTTCAGACAAAGATGCCAAGTATGCAGGAGCATATGTTAAGGAACCGATTCCGGGAAAGTATGATTATGTTGTAAGTTTCGATTTAAATTCTCTTTATCCACATTTAATTATGCAATATTCAATTTCACCAGAAACACTTGTTGAAAAGCACGAACTTAATAATCGTATTGCAGAATTGGAGAAAATGTTGTAAAATATCCACACCTTATAAATAATAATGTGTGGATACAATAAAATAAATGCAACCAAAATTCAACATAACTAAAGAACAACTACATCAACTTTATATTCTTGAAAATAAAAGTCGTAAAGAGTGTGCTGATTTTTTTGGATGCTCTGATCCTCTTATTAAACAAAAAATAAAAAAATATGGACTCCAAAAACCTAAACATTTGGAGAATAAAAATAAAGAAAGAAAGGAAACTCTTTATTGTGAAAATTGTGGTTCTCCATTTATTGTAAGCAGATTTAGAGCAATAAGTGAAAAATGGAAACTTCGTTTTTGTTCTCATTCTTGCTCTACTAAATTTAGATATTTGGGTAAAGAGCATAAGAGGGCAGTTTTAAACTCTATTGCTGCTCGCAGAAGATGTAGGATAAGAGGTGCTTTTGATGAAACTGCAAATCAACAAAAAATAAATAAGATTTATTGTGAAGCAAAACGATTAACAGAAGAAACTGGTATTCCTCACGAAGTGGACCACATAATTCCAATTTCAAAAGGAGGAAAGCATCACGAAGACAACTTGCAGATTATTACTATGAGTGAAAACCGCAAAAAGCATACTAAAATTATGGAGAATTGAAATGTGGAAAGATGTTCGTCAAATGTCTCCCCAAGAAATTAAAGAAGAATTGGAAACACTTAAGAAAGTAAGAGAACTTTCTAGTCAAGTGAATGTAGATAAACTTCTTAATCAAGAACTAGATTTAGAACCTTTGAAAAAAAATAATCTTACTATAACAGCAAACGGGGCACTCTATCGTAGAGTAAAAGGTATGCTACCAGAACTGATGGAAAAGATTTACAAGGATCGAACCATCTATAAAAAGAAGATGCTTATTGCAAAACGGGATTATGAAAAAACTCCGACTAAGGCATTGGAGAAGGAGATTGCAAGATGCAACAATATTCAGATGGCTCGCAAGATTCAACTCAACTCTGCTTATGGTGCCATTGGTAATCAGTATTTTAGGTATTATAAACTTGCAAATGCTGAAGCGATTACGCTTTCTGGTCAAGTCTCTATCCGTTGGATTGAGAATAAGATGAACGGATTTCTAAATAAGATTTTGCAAACAGAGAAAGACGATTATGTCATCGCATCCGACACTGACTCAATCTATCTTAATATGGGACCTCTTGTTGATAAATTTCTTAGTAATAAGTCTGACGATAAAACAAAGATTGTTCAGTTACTTGATAAGATCTGCCAAGACAAGTTGGAACCATTCATCGAAAAATCTTATAAGGAACTTGCGGATTACGTTCAGGCATATGAACAGAAGATGATTATGAAACGTGAGAACATTGCAGAACGTGGCATTTGGACTGCGAAGAAGAGATATATTCTCAACGTATGGAATAGTGAAGGTGTTCAGTATAATGAACCCAAACTAAAGATGATGGGAATTGAGGCAGTTAAGTCTTCCACTCCAGCACCTTGTCGTCAGATGATTAAGGATGGACTTAAGTTGATGATGAGTGGTACAGAAGAAGATGTCATTAACTTTATTGATGAGTCTCGTAAGAAGTTCAAGCAACTTCCTCCTGAAGAAATTGCTTTTCCTCGTTCAGTATCTGATGTAGTAAAGTATAAATCTCATTCTTACATTTATGCTAAAGGTACTCCCATTCATTGTCGTGGAGCACTACTATTCAATCATTATATTAAGGAGAAGAAACTTGATAATAAGTATTCTCTTATCAATAATGGTGAGAAAATCAAATTCATTTATCTGAAGAGACCAAATATTATTCAGGAGAATGTCATTTCATTTATTCAAGATTTTCCACATGAACTCGGTCTTGACAAATACATAGATTATGAATTACAATTTGAAAAGAGTTTTTTAGACCCACTCAAATCTATTCTTGATGCGATTGGGTGGAGCACAGAAAAAAAAGTAAACCTTGAATCATTTTTTGTATAATGGATTTTTTAAAAGATATTGTAAAGGAAATCGGAGATGACTTTACCAAACTGGCAGCAGACATTGACGAAACTGAAACATACGTTGACACTGGTTCGTTCATCTTTAATGCTCTTGTATCTGGGTCTATCCGTGGGGGTGTTTCTGGGAATAAAATCACTGCAATTGCTGGGGAAAGTTCTACTGGAAAGACTTTTTTCTCACTCGCAGTGGTCAAGAACTTCTTGGATACTAATCCCGATGCATATTGCCTTTACTTTGATACTGAGGCAGCTGTCAATAAGTCACTCTTAGAAAGCAGAGGAATTGATCTCAAACGTCTTGTCGTGGTCAATGTAGTAACTGTTGAGGAGTTCCGTAGTAAGGCACTCAAGGCAGTAGATATGTATCAAAAAGCACCTGAGGAAGATCGCAAACCCTGCATGTTTGTGTTAGACTCATTAGGAATGCTTTCGACTGAGAAAGAGATTACTGATGCACTCAACGAAAAGCAGGTTCGTGATATGACAAAATCACAACTGATTAAGGGTGCCTTCAGAATGTTGACACTCAAGTTGGGACAGGCTAACATTCCAATGATCGTTAC